GGTATTTCCAACCCCGAGTTTTTTTTAGCGACAGAACAAATTAGAAGGGTTCTATTCTACAATGAGTGAAACAGTTGTGCCTTTGAAGACAATCGCCCGTGCGCTCGACCTAACTGAACGCCGGGTCAACCAGCTTGTTAAGGATGGAGTGCTGCCAAAGACTGAGCGCGGCAGATATGAGTTAATCCCTGTGGTTAAGGCGTATGTAAACTTCTTGCGGAACAACTCAGTCAACAGCGATGTTGGCGCGGATGATTACGCCGCGCAGCGGACAAGGCTGACAAAAGCAAAAGCAGACATGGCAGAAATGGAGAAGCTTCAAATGGAAGACAGCCTCATTCCTGCTGATGATGTTGAAAACGCTTGGGACACAATGGTTTCCAACATGAGAGCCAAGATGTTATCTTTGCCCTCGAAGGTGGCAACCGCAGTTTTTGTGGCAGAAGATGTCTCAGAGGCGAAGCGGACAATTAAGGAGCAGGTGAATGAAGCACTCGCGGAACTCTCGTCAATCGAAGTCAAAACAGCTAACCCTATTCGGGCGACCAGCACTGGGGACGATAGCGACCAAAACGCTGCGTCTTCTAGCACCCCCGCCAGAACTAAAGGTAAGTGATTGGGCTGACCAGTATCGCCGCCTCTCCCCAGAGGCAAGTGCGGAGGCTGGGCAGTGGGTCACAGAAAGAGCCGAGTATCAACGGGGAATAATGGACGCGCTTTCAGACGAGCGCGTTGAAACAGTTGTGGTGATGTCATCAGCACAGGTGGGCAAGACAGAGATTTTGCTGAACCTGATAGGATACCATGTGTCTCACGATAGTTGTCCCATAATGTGTATCCAGCCGACACTGGATATGGCGGCAACATTCTCAAAGGACAGACTTGCCCCGATGTTTCGTGACACTCCAGCACTAAAAGAAAAAATCAAAGATGCTCGCAGTAGGGACGCGAACAACACGACATACCACAAGGCATTTGAAGGAGGCCACATAACTTTGGTTGGCAGCAACAGCGCGAGTGGGTTGGCTTCTCGTCCGATACGGCTTGTCCTGTTTGATGAGGTTGACCGTTATTCCCAAACAACCGAAGGAGACGCGATAGAACTGGCAAAAAAACGTGCAGCAACTTTTTGGAACAGAAAGTTCGTAATGGTCAGCACCCCGACCATCAAGGGTCACTCGCGGATTGAAGCAGAGTTTGAAAAGTCAGACAAACGAGAATATCATGTTCCCTGTGCCGATTGCGGTCACTCCCAAGTTATGCGGTGGAAAGGCGTTCACTGGGAGCAAGACAAGCCAGAGACAGCGCATTATGCTTGCGAAGAATGTGGCTCGGTTTGGGATGATGCGGCTCGCTTTCGAGCAATACGCAGGGGACAATGGCTAGCCACCGAGCCATTGGTCGGAGTGGCGGGATTCCGACTTTCTGGTTTATGTTCCCCGTGGACTTCACTGGAGAGCATGGTGCGCGATTTTCTCGCGGCTAAAAAACTTCCAGAGACATTGCGTGTTTTTGTTAACGTAACACTTGGCGAGACTTGGGAGGAAGAAGGTGAGGGTGTCGCAGACTTCGAGATTTCCAACAACAGAGAAGAATATGGAGACTGCTTGCCAGAGGAGGTCGTGTGCTTAACGGCTGGGGCAGATTGCCAAGATGATAGGTTAGAAGTCGAGCTTCTCGGACACGCCAAGGACTCTGAAACTTTTTCCGTGGCCTACCACGTTCTTTATGGCGACCCGGCTGGCGGTGATGTATGGGCGCAGCTAGACGAACTTTTGGAGCAGACCTATCAAACGCATGATGGTCGTGAACTCAAAGTTATATCTACTGCGATTGATAGCGGCGGTCATCACACGCAAGCTGTTTATAAATACTGCAAGCCCCGTCTTGGGAGGCGTGTCTTCGCCATCAAAGGCGTTGGTGGGGAAGCCAAGCCTATGGTCGGAAGACCCAGCACCAACAATCACATCAAGTGTAAGCTGTTCCCAGTCGGGGTCGATACAATCAAAGAGATGGTTTATGCTCACCTAAAAATTAAGGAACAGGGTGCTGGCTATTGTCACTTTCCATTAAATTATCCTGACGAGTATTTCAAACAGTTGACAGCCGAGAAGATTGTAAAGAAATATCACAAGGGATTTTATAAGAGAGAGTGGGTAAAAACGCGAGCAAGGAACGAGGCACTCGATTGCCGCGTATATGCTTGGGCGGCCTTGTCTATTATCAATGTCAATGTTAATATCATGGCGCAGAGGTCTAGTAAGGCCAACGCAAATGATGATGTGGACGACAAACCGAAGCCAAAAGTGAGGCGCAAAGTGCCGAGACGGGAAGGCGGGTTCGTGAATGGGTGGCGTTGATGGCGCGTAAAAGTAGCATTGCTGCACCGCGAGATAAGTTAAGGGTTCGTCGTAAGGGTCGTCATTCTAAGCGTGTAAAAGCGCGAGTGAAGAAACAGACGTTCTATACGCAAGGGGCTTGCCGTGGGTAACTTATTTGATAGCGCAAACGCACCGACTGGAGTTCCTACCGAGATTGTTGTCGGTGACTTTGTTCAGTTTAAGATAACTCAATTCTCCGAAGACTACTCCAACTCACTTTTCACGATGCGCTTTGTTGCTCGCATTTCCACTGGCGGCAGCACTGAGATTAAAGTCGATGCGACTTCACTTGATAGTGATTATCTATTTGCTATTCCCAGTGCGACTTCAGCAAACTATACGGTTGGTGAGTATCACTACCAGATAGAGATTGAGCGCAATAGCGACAACGAGCGCATCATCGTTGACCGTGGTCAGATTAAAGTTTCGACCGACTTCGACAATCAGGTTGACCCGCGCCATCACGCTGAGATTATGCTTGGCAAGATTGAAGGCATCCTCGAAGGAAAAGCCGATAGCGATGTTTCTAGCTACAGCATAAACGGACGCTCACTATCTAAGTTCACGCCAGATGAGTTAGTTCAATGGCGCGACTATTATCGCCGTGAGGTTTCTGCGATTAAGCGCAAGGAAGCTATCAAACACGGACGCAAACCCAAAAGCACAATTTTGTTGAGGTTCTAATATGGCATTGTTTGATTTCTTGCGCCGAGATAAAGAGCCGACCAAGCGGATGAGGATGCCGCGCCAATACCGCACTTATTCTGGCGCAAACACTGGTCGTCTCTTTGCGGACTTCTTGGCTTCTAATAATTCCGCCGATGCTGAACTGAGCCAAGCCCTTCCCACACTGCGTAATCGTAGCCGCGACCTCGCTCGCAATAACGAATATGCACGGCGGTTCTTGCATCTAATCAAAACCAATGTCATTGGCGAAAGCGGTTTTACGTTGCAAGTTCGCGCGCGCAATAATGATGCCAGTCTGGATGTTAAGGGCAATCAGGTAATCGAGGATGCTTTCCGTCGCTGGTCTAAGATGGGCAGTGCGGAAGTGTCTGGTCGAATGTCATGGAAAGACTGCCAAGCATATGTAGCCGAGGCTCTCGCCCGTGACGGAGAAGTCTTCGTCAAGAAGGTTCGCAACAATCGTTACCAAGATGGTTTCAGCTTGCAGTTCATTGAGCCAGAACGTATTGACCACGACAAGAACGGACGCGCCAAGAACGGCAATGAAATTCGTATGGGTGTAGAGATTGACGAGTTCCAGCGTCCTGTCGCCTATCACGTTCTGACCAGTCATCCCAATGATACGTTCTTCATCAAAGATAAGCAGGACAAGAAATATAAAGTTGTCCCTGCCGATGAGATGATACACATCTTCCTTCAGCAGCGTCAGCATCAGACACGCGGCGAACCGTTTATGTCGCCTGTTATTTCTAGTCTAAAAATGCTCGGTGGTTATCGTGAGGCGGAACTTGTAGCTGCCCGTGCAGCCGCAGCTAAGTTCGGCATCATAACCACACCGTCTGGTGATGAGTTTGTTGGCGACAGTGAGGACGAGAACCAACTGCCGATTGTGGACATGGAGCCGGGTTCATATAGTCAGTTGCCAGAAGGCCATGACTTCAAAATGATTGACCCAACGCACCCGACGACGGCGTTTGGTGAGTTCGAGGCTGCTGTGCTTCGCGGCATCGCGTCCGGCCTGAACGTATCTTACACCAGCTTGGCGAATGACCTGACTGGCGTTTCTTACTCGTCCATCCGTCAAGGCACAATCGAAGAACGCGACCATTACAAAATGCTTCAATCATTCTTGATTGAGCATTTCTGTGAGCCAGTATTCGCGGCATGGCTAGATAGTGCTTTGGACTTTGGGGCAACAAACATTCCCGCCAGCAAAGAGAAATACAACAAGTTCGCAAGCAATGTGCATTTCCGTGGGCGTGGCTTTGCTTGGGTTGACCCGCTCAAAGAGATTAACGCAGCAGTCACCGCTATCAATAATGGCCTCATCAGCATGAATGATGTCGCCGCTAACTATGGTCGTGATGTTGAAGAACTGTTCGCGCAAATCCAGAGCGATAAAGAAATGGCGGAGCGTTACGGCCTCAAGATGGCGTTTGAACCATTTGGCATGAAGATGCCAGCCGCGCCAGAGGTAAGCGGAGACGACGATGGCGAGTTATAAGCCGACTGACGGAATGGTTATCGCCGCCAAGCGCGGTCTTGAAATGCGCCGCAAGTATGGTCGCGGCGGGACTGCTGTTGGCGTTGCCCGTGCTAGAGATATTGCTAACGGAAAGAGCCTGTCGGAAAGCACCGTCAAGCGTATGCACTCGTTCTTCTCTCGCCACGAAGTTAATAAGGCGAAGCACTATGATGCCAAGAAGCCTGATGGCGGACCGACTTCATTTAGAATTGCGTGGGATTTGTGGGGCGGAACAGCCGGACAGCGTTGGGCGCGTGGCTTGGTCAAGATTATCGACAAAGATGAACGCGCCGAGGAAGTCAGCGACAAGGTTCGCACCGCACTAGCGAAGAAAGCCGCCGACCACAATGAGAAGGTTGGCGACACCGCATCCAAGCGGACAAGCACACGCACATTGGTTGCCGTATTTCGCCGTGGCGTTGGTGCGTATAAGACCAATCCCGGCAGTGTTCGTCCGAATGTATCTTCACCAGACCAGTGGGCATACGCGCGCGTGAATAGCTTTTTATACGTCCTCCGCAACGGAAAATTCCGCAGTGGCAAACATGACACGGATTTGTTACCATCAGGACATCCGATGTCGAGCAAAGAACGCTCTGATGACAACTTTGATTATATAGGATTTGAAACAATGACTGACCTTAGAGAAACCAGCGAAGAAATCGTTGAGGAAATCGTCGAGGAAATCGTTGAAACGGATGAACTGGAAGAACGCCACGTTGTCGCCGTGCAGGACGATGACGAGACGGTAACCATTGTCTACGCCAAACATGAGGGCGAAGAAGAAGCCGAAGCCGAGGTTGAAGAAGCCCCGGAAGAAGAAGCCGACCGAGCCGCCCCTCAAGAAATGCAGCATCGCGCGTCCGACATGAAGGCTGGCGCGATTGATGAAGAAACACGCCGAGTAAAGATTGCTGTCTCCAGCGAAACACCTGTGGAGCGCAACTTCGGCAAAGAAATTCTCGACCACACCGAAGACAGTGTTGACCTGTCGTTTGCCAAGTCTGGGCGTATGCCGCTCTTGCTTGACCACGACCCAAAACAAACAATCGGTGTTGTTGAGGATGTTACTCTCGATAGTTCGTCTCGCGTGTTGCGAGCAACAGTTCGGTTTGGTAAAAACGGAATGGCTAAAGAGATGTTTGATGATGTAACGGATGGCATCCGTTCAAACATCAGCGTTGGCTACCAAGTCAACAAAATGCAAAAAGAGGATGCGGATAGCTACCGTGTCAATTCTTGGCGCGTAATGGAGGTATCTTTGGTATCTATTCCGGCAGATGAAAATGTTGGTATTGGACGCTCTAAAGATGTCACCACCGAAACCCAAATTGAAACTATCGAAACTAAGGAGACGGAAATGTCAGAAATCGATATTAATGTTGTTGCAGACGAGGCTCGTTCTGCTCGCAACAAAGAAGTCGCATCAATCATCGAATTGGGCGCAAAACACCAGCGCAGCGAAATGGCTGCCAAAGCTGTTGCCGAAAACAAATCAATCGACGAGTTCCGTGGTGAACTTCTCGAAATCATCGGTGACAAGCCCCTCGAAACTGCCGAAGTCGGCCTGACCAAAAACGAAGTTCGTGAGTTTTCCGTTCTGCGCGCTATCCGTGCAATGGCAAACCCGACTGACCGTCAGGCTCAAGAAGACGCTGCATTTGAGCGTGAAGTATCAGAAGCCGCCCAGCGCGCAACTGGTCGTTCTGCTCGTGGCATCATGCTTCCGACCGAAGTTCTGCGTTCTTGGGCGCAGCGCGACATCAACACCACTGACGACGCTGGCTTGATTGCCGAAGACTTCCGTGGCGGTGATTTCGTTGACGTTCTGCGTAACGCTTCAAGCGTTATGGCTGCTGGCGCAACCGTTCTGAACGGTCTGCAAGGTAGCGTTGCAATCCCGAAAAAATCAGCCGCTTCGTCTGCTGGTTGGATTGCCACCGAAGGTGCTGCCTCTGCTGAGAGCGAACCGACATTCGGTCAAATCACAATGTCCCCTCGCGTGGTTGGCGCACATACGCAAATCACTCGCCTGATGATGCAACAGTCATCTTTGGACATTGAGAACCTCATCCGTAACGACCTTGCTCAAGGCATCGCCCTGTCAATCGACGCTGGCGCGCTTCAAGGCTCTGGTTCTTCGGGTCAGCCTACAGGCATCAAAAACACTTCGGGCATTAACAACCCGACTGATTTTGCTGCTGCCAACCCGACCTTCGCAGAAGTTGTTGCAATGGAAACTGCCGTTGCTGAAGACAACGCTCTGTTGGGCAACTTGGCCTACATCCTGCCAGCCTCCATGTATGGTGCGCTGAAAACGACTGCGAAAGACGCTGGTTCAGGCCAGTTCGTAGTCGGCCCGGACGGTCAAATCAACGGCTACAACGCTGTTGTGTCTAACCAAGTCACTGCTGGTGATTTGTATTTCGGTAATTTTGCCGATTGCTTGATTGGTCTTTACGGTGGATTAGACATCATCGCAGACCCATACAGCAACAGCACAAGCGGCACGGTAACTGTTACCGCGTTGCAAACTGTTGACGTTGCTGTTCGTCATGCTGTCAGCTTTGCTGTCAACAACGACGGTGCGTAAGCATTAGAGTGATGGAGAGGGGCTTCGGCCTCTCTCCTGACCTTTCTTATTAAGGGTGGAAATTATGTATTATCTTATTCTCAAGAACACAGTTGTAGCTGGTCAGCGCGTTAAAGCGGGTGACGTTATTGAAATCGCAGCAGACGAAGCGGCTTCACTGTTGGCAATGGGTCGCGTTGAGCAAACTGATGCTCCCAAACCCAAGCAAGTTAAATCAACCAAGAAAGCAACCAACCGGGCTGTGACCGACTTTGACACCCCCGAAGCGGAGTAAGCTATGAAGGTCAAGATTTTGAAGGACTGTTCTGTGTCGTCCGTGGGAGACATGAAGGCTGGCGAAGAAGGTCAGGTTGAAGACCGTTTGGCGAGAAAGCTTGTCGCGCGTGGTTTTGCAGAAGAAGCCACAGACGATAAGCCTGTTGCGGAGAAGAAACGTGCGACCAGCACAGCCGTCAAGAAAAAAGAAGAAGTAGAGAGTAAAGACTAATGGCTGTCGAAACCGCCACAGAACTTGAGGTATTCTTTAGCGCAGATGATTTCGGCGTGACGGCTACTTATACCCCTCTCGGCGGCTCTGCTTCAAATGTAAAGGGTATCTTTGACAATGAATTTTTTGAAGCTGCTGTCGGTGAAGTTGGTGTGGCTATTCAGCAGCCGCGTTTTGTGTGCCGCTCGTCGGATATTTCTACGGCTGTTGAGGGCGATGCCCTTACCGTTAATTCTGTTGCTTATACTATACGAGTTGTCCAGCCCGACGGGACTGGTGTTACAACGCTAGTTCTTGAGGAAGACTAATGGCACACGTTAGAAAAAACATACGAGATAACGTCGCCACAACCCTTACAGGGCTGACCACTACGGGTTCAAATGTATTCAAGACGCGCTTGTTCCCGCTGGGCGAGGCGAAGCTTCCCGCGCTTTGCATATATACAAAAACAGAGAATATTACTTACCCGACTATTTCTCCCCCGCGCACTCAGGTTCGAGAACTTGAAGTAATAGTGGAAGCATATATAAAGGGAACGGACGCGGTTGATGACACGCTTGATGTGATTGCCGTTGAGGTTGAGGAAGCTATTTACACCGATTTGACCCGTGGTGGTTTCGCCAAAGACACTCAGGTCACAGATTTTGAGGCAGACTATACTGCCGACGGTGAACAATCTGTTGGCATGGGGCGATTTACCATTGCAATCACTTATGCTACAGTTGAAAACGATATTGAGACTGCCGCTTAATATCTTACTTTGTTTGCAAACTTGGAGATTAGAAAATGGCAACACATACTGGTTCTGAAGGAACTGTTAAAATCACGCCGAGCGGCGGTTCAGCAACCGCAGTCGGTGAAGTCCGCAGCTATACGATTGAATCGTCAGCCGAGGTTATTGAAGACACCACAATGGGCAATGGAGACCGCACTTACAAAGCCGGGCTAAAAACCTTCACCGGCTCTCTTGAGGTTTTCTTTGACGAAACCGATACAGCGCAGCCTGAGATATACGCCGGCGCAGAAATTACCTTTGCGGTGTTCCCAGAAGGCGACACAAGCGGCGACACCTATTACACTGGTTCAGCTATTGTAACGGGTCGCACAATCACTGCCAGCTTTGACGGCATGGTAGAGATGGCTCTGACGGTTCAAGGCACAGGCGCACTGACCGAAACAACCGTATAATCTAACAGACAGGGGGTGGCACTATGTCTGCATTTGGCGAGCGCATCAGCGCAAAAAGCAATCAAAACACCGTGCGTGTTGAGGTTGAGGCATGGGGTGACGAAAACGAGCCGATGGTTCTTTTCGCCACCCCGCTAAATGCTGGCGAGTTTTCTCGCTTGCAAAAAAAGCATCCAAACTTCTTAAACAATATGACCATTGAAGGTCTGGTTGACTTAATCATTATGAAGGCTCTCGACGAAGACGGAGAGAAGGCTTTTGATGTTGGTGACAAGCCAGTTCTTATGCGTCAATCAGTGACCATCGTCAGCGAAGTTGCAGGGCAGCTTATGGGCGAGATGAATGATGTTGAAGAAGTAAAAAAGATTTAAGCGATGACCCTGACCGATTTGTGGTCATCGCATTAGCTGACAGGCTTGGTAAGACCATTGGCGAAATCGAGGATATGCCCTATACTGAACTCGTTGAGTGGGTAGCATACTTGGAAGTCTTAGCAGATGGCGGCAGAAAATCTTAATATTGTAATCAGGGCGTTTAATAAAACGCAGGGTGTTTTTAACGCTGTTGGTCGCGGCCTTAACGGTGTCAAGAAAAGGGTCTTGAATGTTAAGACCGCTGTGGCTGGTCTTGCCGGGGCTGCTGGTTTTGGGCTTTTCATCAAAAGCACCATTGAAACAAATAGAAAATTCCAATCGCTAGAGGCTAGTCTTCAAACTTTCTTGGGAAGCAGTAAAAAGGCCGCTAGTGCTTTCAGCGTCTTACAAGAGTTTGCTGCCAAAACGCCGTTCAGTTTGCAAGAGATAGTTGGAGCCTTTAACCGTCTTATTTCAGTCGGATTAAACCCATCCATCGCTGCACTAGAGGCTTTCGGTAACATTGCCAGTGGCACGGGCAAAACGCTTGAGCAATTTGTCGAGGCGGCAGCCGACGCAGCCGTTGGTGAATTTGAGCGTCTAAAAGAATTTGGTATTAAGGCGCGCTCAGAGGGCAGCAAGGTCATTTTCACCTTTAAGGGTGTCGAGACAGAGATAGCAAAAGATGCTGAGAGCATCGAGGGCTACTTACGCACCCTCGGAAAAACTGAGTTCTCTGGTGCTATCGCAAGACAAGCGGACACGCTCAACGGGGCGTTCTCCAATCTTGGAGATGCGTTTGATGCGTTCCAAGTTCTGGTGGGCAAGGCTGGCTTAAATAAAGCCATCAACGATTTTGCCGTTGCATTGGGCAATCTAGTTAGAAACAGCCCCGATTTTGCAGAAGCCATAGGCAAGACGCTTGGAGATGCTGTAACGAAACTGACAGGAGTTTTAGAACTGGGTGAGGGCGGTGTTAAGCAGTTTGCCTTAACGATAGCGGCTGAGTTCCTTAACGCAGCCTTTACGGCTGTTCAAGCCCTAGACCAACTCGCCGCCGCAGCGGCCAAGATTCCCGGTGTCGGAAAAATTGACTTCAGCAAATCCTTGTTTGGCTTGGCCGAAATGATTGAAAAGTTCCGCGCAGCCGCAGCGGCGGCTGGTAGCGATAAGGGTGGTCTGACCAAGAGCGTTGGCGAACTTGACGCTGCCCTGCAAAACGCAACTGGCAGCGGCAAGGACGCGGGGGAAACAATCAGAGAGATGCTTGGGTTCTCAAAGGCACAGGCAGAGGACACCGCCAGCGTTATAGGCGACAGCTTTGGCGAAGCCTTTATGAAACTATCTGAGGGTGCGATGAGCGCGAAAGATGCGTTCAAGCAAATGGCGCGTGACATCATAAAAAGGTTATACGAAATTCTGGTTGTCGAGCAGCTGGTTTCGTCGATAACAGGCGCGGTAACAAAAGGATTTAGCACTAAAGCCCCGGCAAAGGGGCTGACCGGAGATGCTATTGGCGGCTCGGTTCAGCGCGGCGTTCCCTATATGGTTGGTGAAAGAGGAAAAGAGGTATTCGTTCCTCACTCGGCGGGTTCTATCGTGCCGAACAACCAATTAGGCGGCGATGGCGGCACAACAGTCGTGCAGAACATCAATATTTCCACTGGGGTATCTCAGACGGTTCGTGCTGAGATTGCTCAACTTATGCCGCAAATCGCCAACTCAGCCAAAGCTGCCGTGCTGGATGCGAAGCAGCGTGGCGGCACATTTAGCAAGGCATTCTAATGGCATATTCTTATCCACTAACACTGCCGACAGTCACTGGCATCCGCTCCATCAATCTGCGAGCGCGTAATGTTGTTGGCATATCTCAATCGCCATTCACGCTAAAGCAGCAGGTTATTTCCCACTCAGGTCAGCAATGGGAAGCAGAGATTGCATTGCCGCCAATGACCCGCGCCGAAGGTGAGGAATGGGTATCGTTTCTGGTTAAGCTAAAGGGTCAGCAAGGCACGTTCTTACTGGGCGACCCATCAGGTGCAACGCCACGCGGCAGCGCAGCCTCTACACCCGGCACACCGCTAGTAAACGGCGCAGACCAAACAGGTGGCAGTCTGACCATTGATGGCGCGCCAGCTAGTGCGTCTGGCTACCTAAAAGCTGGCGACTATATCCAGCTTGGCACATCATCGTCAGCAACGCTGCATAAGGTGTTGAACGATGTAACCACTAGCGCATCTGGTGAAGCTAACATCGACATCTATCCATCTATCCGCACAGCACCAGCCGATAATGCGGCGGTTACAGTTAGCAATGCAAAGGGCATATTCCGTCTTGCGACCAACGAAACAAACTGGTCAATCAATGAGGTAACGCATTTCGGCATTACCTTTGCCGCAGTTGAGGCCATAACGTGAGCCGCGATTTACCAACAGCACTTGCCACAGAATTACTGGCGGCAGAGATTACGCCGTTTTTTGCTGTGGAGTTATTCTTCCAGACATCGACATTGCGTTTTTGGTCTGGCTTGGGTGAGCAGAATATTGATGGTGATACCTATGTTGGCAGCGGCAATATGCTTGCCATCTCGACTATTGACGAAACATCTGAAGTTGCAGCCAAAGGCGCGACACTTACACTGTCTGGCATACCTAGCGAACTTATTAGCCTTGCACTGTCTGAGCCGTATCAGGGTCGCAAGTGCAAGATTTACTTTGGAGCGTTGGACGCAAGGGGCGAGTTTCTGTTGCAGGAAAATGGTTCGTTCTTGTTGAACGAAAATGGCTCTGCGTTCAGTATTGCTACAGATACAGAAAGCGTAATGGCTGAGATATTTACTGGCTACATAGACCAAATGAACATTGACGAGGGGCCGGAGACTGCGACCATCGCTGTCGGTGTTGAAAGCCGATTGATTGACTTGCAGCGTCCGCGTGTGCGCCGCTATACACACGAAAGCCAAAAGTCGCGCTTTCCAAATGATTTGGGCTTCCAGTTTGTCAACGACTTGCAGGACAAGAAGTTTGCTTGGGGGCGGTGATGCGCCTAGCAGAATGGTCACATAACTTAAACGATTTGATTGACAGTCTGCGCGACAAGCCGTTTGCGTGGGGTGAGAATGATTGCCTTAACTTTGCTAATCGAGCGCATCTGGCTATGACCGGAAAGCCACTAGCATCGGATTGGTCGGGTAATTATAAGACGGCCTTTGGTGCAAAGCGGCATTATCTCAAGCTGCTGAAGACGCAAGGCTTTGCCAACATTGAGCAAGCCTTAGATAAAAGGCTGACACGAATACACGTTAAGCTGCCGCCGCGTGGTTCGTTAGTCGGACGCCCGGCAGATAACCAAGTTACACAGATTGCGCTTGGTGTTTGCATTGGTGACAAGGTAGCGTTTATTTCTGACGAAGGTGTGGTATTCTTACCGACACAGGCTGACGATATTTTCTGGGCGATTTGATATGTGGCACGTTTTACTTTTTTTACTATTCCTGCCGACTGCCGCAGAAGCTGGGGCGGTTAGTGTGGCTGTCTCATTGCTATCAACCGCAATAACAGCCGCAGTTGGCGGCACGGCAGCACTGATTGGCACTAGTTTCTGGACGCACTTTGCTACGACATTCGCACTTTCCACCGCAGCCAAACTTCTTTCGCCAGATGTCAAAGATGTAAACGCTGGCAACAATCTGACTGGCTATGACGTAGCCGGCTTATCACCCGCAGCAGACCACGCCATTGTTTATGGCAAGACTAAGGTCGGCGGCGCGATTGTTTATAAGGAGACGACGAACAACAATAAGGACTTGCACATTCTGGTGGCACTGGCTGGTCACGAGATTGAAAGCGTTGAAGAAGTATATCTAAACGATGAGCAGTTGACGTTTGCGTCAGGTCTGACAACAACATTGCAGACATCTACCGCGCCAGATAAGTATGACAACAAAGTCTATTGCGCCGCGTTTCTTGGCGCAGATAATCAAGCGGCAGCCAGTGAACTGGTTACAGTGTCAAGCGGTCTATGGACAAACGACCACCGCTTGCAAGGCGTTGCTTATCTCTACATTCGCCTAGAGTTTGACCAAGAAGCGTTCCCGCAAGGTGAGCCGCAAATCTCTGCCGTGATTAAGGGCAAGAAGGTTTATAACCCAAACACGGCAACGACAGCTTGGTCAGCAAACGCGGCCTTGTGCTTGCGTGATTACCTGACATCTGGATATGGCATCAACGCGGACAGCGATGAGGTTGACGATACATCGTTCATCACAGCAATGAATGTCTGCGATGATGACGTAACACTGGCCGCTGGCGGCACAGAAAACCGCTATGAAGTCAACGGTTCATTCACGACAGGGACGCAGCCAGACAAGATTATTGAAAGCATAACCAAATCAATGGCTGGTTCGGTCTGGTATGCACAAGGCAAGTTCCGCGTCAAAGCTGGCGCATATACAACGCCAATCTATACATTCGATGAAGATGATTTGCGTGGCAATCTACAGATACAGACGCGCCGCAGTCGCCAAGAGAACTTCAATATCGTCAACGGCAAATTCTCTGGCGAAGAAAGCAACTGGATGCAGACCGATTATCCAGAGGTTCGCCTGAGTGCTACGACAATCACAGACATTGATGGCGGTGAAGAAATCAAGACCAGCTTGGATTTGCCATTTACATCGACCAGCACAATGGCGCAGCGTATTGCTAAAATTCTGCTGTTCCGCAATCGTGAACAGATTGTGGTCAACGCCACAATGGGTCTTCGCGCAATGCAAGTTCAGGTTGGCGATATTATTAAGCTGACGAATACACGCGCCGGGTGGACAGAGAAAACATTTGAGGTGCTGGCTTGGCAGTTCGCACCGACAGGCGACACGATGCTTGAGGTCAATCTGACGCTGGGTGAAATCAGTTCGGCTGTCTATGACTGGTCTGCCGAAGAAACCGCGTTTGAAACTAACAACACATCTTTGGCTGATGCGTTTGTTGCGCCGCCAGTTAGTGTAAATGTTGTGACCGAAGCGCGTGTGATTAACGAAGGCGTGTTCACCGTCTTGGGCGTGACTATTGATTCAGCTTCACCAGAGCGCATTGACTTTGTTGAGGTCGAATATAAGAAATCAACCGATAGCGTGTTTACGCAAGCGGGTGTTGGCGAGTTAGGCTTGTTTGAGATTATTGATGTTGAGAACACAAACTATGACATTCGCGCAAGGTCAGTGAACACGTTTGGCATCCGTGGCGAGTATGAATTGCGGCAGAATTATGCAGTCAACGCATTTGTCGATGCGCCAGATGATGTTACTAACTTTAACGCTACAGTGGGCGGCGCATTGCTGAACTTAGAGTGGGAAGCGGTTAATAATCTTGACTTGAGTTTCTACCGCATCCGTCACGCCATCGAAGAAAGCGGCGCAAGCTGGGCAAATGCAACAACGGCAGTCTATAAAGTGGCGCGTCCGGCTAACAGCATTACTGTTCCGGCGCGGTCTGGCACATACACCATCCGCGCATATGACAAGCTGGGCATCAACAGCACTAACTATACCAGCGTTGTCGTGCCAGCAGTTGACCTAGAAGATTTCAGCAACACCAGCAACCAAGCCGAACACAGCACGTTCTCTGGCAGCAAAACAAACCTGACAGTGACATCAGGCAATCTGCGCCTCACAAGCACCACAGGCGCGTCAGAGAGCAGCCCGGCGACAGGCACTTATGACTTTAGCAACTACATTGACACTGGCTCTGTGCGGCGCGTTAGGGCGCGCATAGACGCGGCTGTCACTAGGTTTAATGCTGGTGCTGGCTTGTGGGATGACATTGCTGGTGATTGGAACACTTGGACTGGCTTGTGGGATAGCTGGTCTGACCCGCAGTTTGCAGACCACAATGTCTTGTTCTATATTTCAACAACAAATGATAACCCGGCGTCGTCGCCAACGTGGTCGGATTACAAACTGTTTAAGGCTGGCGACTTTAGTGGCAGGGCGTTCCGTTTTCGTGTAGTATTGGTTTCAGAGGCCGAAAACATTTCGCCAAGCATCGATGAACTTACCGCAGTGGTGGAGTATAACTAATGGCAACACATGATTATGTAATTGACAACCAGACGAGCCTACTGGCACGGGCTGACATCAACAGTGTTCTACAAGCTATCTTGTCGAACAATAGCAACTCGACAGCACCGACTGTCACCGCCGCAAATATGTTTTGGTATGATACGGCAAATCACTTGCTTAAGATGCGGAACGCATCCGACACAGACTGGATTATTGTCGGCTATCTTGACCAGTCTGGCTCAAAGTTTGAAGTTCGCACCGATGTCATTCAAGCCGCGTCTGCCTCTGGCACTTCTGTCAAGAATAGCAGTGGCACGACTATTATTAACTTAGCGGTGGCTTCGCAACAAACCGCAGAAGTAGGCACTGATAACACCTATGTGATGACACCGCTTCGCACATCGCAAGCCATCGCAGCTTTGGCCGATACTGGCCTGAAGCACGTTGGCACGACTGAGCCGGGTTCAAACACCAGCACAATCACAGTATCGGGTCTTGGTAATTACAGCTATGTCAAGGTTGGGTTCTTGCTTAACATTACTTCTGAGAACTCCGCCTACCAGCCAACGCTCAAAGCTGGCGGCGCAAGCACACGCAGTTTGATTACGCTCGAAGACACGATGGATTTGCAAGGGCCGGGGGCTGACAGTGCTGATTATGCGCGTTCTTATTTCGGTGTTGCTGAGATTATGAATTTTAATAACGGTCAAAGCGGTATTGGCAAGCCAGTATCAATCAGCTATGCGCGCAGAGATGATGAGGTTGGAAGCAATACTGAAGCTGGTGGGGAAGATTTAGGTGTTGACCTTACCGCAAACAATATGGCTTCAATATCTACTCGCAGCGAAGCGTGGTCATTCGTGCAGTTCACAACATCTGGCACTTTCCGTGGCAGCAATAGTTCATTCGTCACAGTCTGGGGTATATAATGGCTGACAAGAAAATATCCGAACTCACTGCAATCACCGGCTCGAACACAGCCGCGACTGATGTGTTTGTCGTTGTCGATACCAGCACCGGGCAGACCAAGAAAATCACACGCGAAGAACTGAACAACGCCATCGAGCAAGATGTTCTATCGACTGTTGATATTAACGGCGGCACAATCGACAACACAGTCATCGGCAGCACGACTTCTGCGGGTGCCAGTTTTACAGATGTCAATATTGCCCCTGCGTCTGGTTTTGCGCGTTTGGAAATGGGCGGAGCGTCTGGTGCATATATAGATATGAAAGCACCATTTAGCGATGACTATGATGGCAGAATTATTCACGATGGCTCAAACTTAACACTGTCGACAAGTTCTGGCGGCGGCAATCTTGTTTTTCAGGTTGCTGACCAGACAAAGATGAGTGTTATCAGCACAGGCATTGATGTCACTGGCACGGTCACGGCTGATGGGCTGACTGTGGATGGGGATAGTCAATTCGGCAACAGTGGGTTTATAACTTTTAATAACTCAAATCCAGACATCACATTAAAAAGTGTTGGTGGAAATTCAAGTTACGGAAATGTAATTCTTGATGCGAATGGTAGATATGGCTCTATTCAATTTCGCACAGGTTATGATGGTTCTGCCATTGATAACGAACAAAGAATGAAAATAGACACCAACGGCGACATCTCCTTCTACGAAGACACAGGCACAACTGCCAAGCTGTTCTGGGATGCGAGTGCGGAGCGGTTAGGCATCGGCACGAGTTCGCCTGATAAAGCCCTTACAATTAGTGCATCAGATAGCCAAGTTCGTCTTTATGATGCAGATGGCACAAATCAGTTCGCATCATTTCAATCTGATAACGGCACAACAAAAATAACATCTCGCAACAACACTTCTCACGGCACTATTGCATTTCAAAGATACAACGGAACAACAGTTGCTGAAAGCATGCGCATCGACAGCAGCGGGAATGTCCTTATCTCAACGACAAGCAGTGACCCCAGAAACTTTACTGGCGGTGCTAGTGGTGTGAAACTTGGCAGTGACCAACCTGAGTTTGCTGTTGGCACAATGTTTATCAATAGTTCTTATACAAGCGATGGCGATATTGTTTCTTTCCGCAAAGAAGGCTCAACTGTCGGGTCGATTGGGGTTATAGCTAATAGACCTTATATAGGCTCTAACGATTGTGGTATCAGCTTTGGTGCTTTAGATATTCTTCCTACTGATGGAGCAAATAGAATAGACAATGCCAAAGATGTTGGTTCTTCTATGTTTCGCTGGGATGACGTTTACGCCACCAACACAACCATTATTGGCACATCGGATGCAAACGAAAAGCAGCAGATTGCCAGCCTAACGGATGCAGAGGTTACTGCCGCCAAAGCACTAAGCAAACTGTTCAAGACATTTAAGTGGAACAGCGCAGTAGAAAGCAAAGGCGATAACGCAAGAACCCACACTGGTCACATTGCACAAGACATTCAGCAAGCTATGACTGATGCTGGCTTGGACGCTGGTGACTATGCCTTCTTCATCTCTACGACTTGGTGGGAAACACAGACCGAAGTGCCAGCGGTTGAAGCTGACGAAGAAAATGGCATTGAGGCTGTTGACGCATACACCCGCACAGACACCTATGAGACAGCCGAAGAAGCACCAGAAGGTGCAACTGAACGCACCCGACTTGGTGTTCGATATGCTGAACTTCTAGCTTTTATTGGCGCGGCTACTGAACAACGCCTAACTAACATTGAAGCAAGATTGACCGCACTGGAGAATTAAAATGGCAACTTGGACTATAGCAAACTTAGAACGTAACACTGCCGATGGCGGCGTTACTGTGGCGCATTGGCGCGTCACTGAAACGGAAACAGTTGGGGAAGGCGATGATGCCGTAACCTATTCTGCTTCCTCTTATGGCACTGTTGGCTTTACGCCTGATGCAAGTGCTGACGGCTTTATTGCTTTTAACAGCCTGACCGAAGCTAATGTGCTTGGCTGGGTTTACGAAAGCGTTGATAAAGACGAAACCGAAGCTGCTCTGGCTGCTGATATTGCTGGGCAGAAAACCCCTGTTACTACTGACGGAGTGCCGTGGTAACGCAACACACAGGAGAGAATGATGGGAAAACAGGAAAAGACCCCTATCACGATTGACGGTGTTGAATATGCAGAAGATGATTTGACGGATGAGCA